GTAAAGGTTGTGTAGCTATGCTAGTTGATATCTATACTTTGAAATTAATAAGAGATTCTTTAGTGTTTGATATAACACCTTTATGCGAAGAATTAACCTGGAAAGATAGTATTGATACCTTGGGAATGGAATTGGATTTTAGCATTGCTTATAATGACGCTAGATTCATTCCTAAGGTCAATATAGATTTAGGAGACCTATTAGTATTAAATAATAATGCAGTAGAGGTTTTTAGAGGGATTGTAGTAGATGAAACTATAGATGGAAGGTTTAAAAGGTCATATGTTGCTTTTGATTTTGCGTTTTATTTAAATAAGTCTAAAACTATAATTCAATTTAACAAAATGAAAGCTGATGAAGCGATTAAAAAGCTCTGTAATCAATTTAATATACCTATAGGTACTATTTGTCCTATACCTACTCTAATTACTAAAATATATAAAGATAAGACGATAGCAGAACTAATGGAAGATATATTAGAGCAAGCTACAAAAGAACTTGGTTACAAATTTAGAAAAGAGATGAGAGCTGGTAAATTTTATATTGATAAGTACACCGATCTTGTTGTGAAAGGCCTTTTTAAACCAGCAAGTAATATACAGGCTTTTGATGTTACTAAGGCAATAGAAAAAGTGAATAGAAAAAGAAATATATCAGATATGAAGAATAGTATATTGATTGTATCTGGAGATGAAAAGAGTGCAAGAATAGAAGCTAAGGCAGAGGATTCTTCATCAATAGCAAAATATGGACTTATGCAAGATGTTGAGAGTGTAGATAGTAAAGACATAGCACAAGCTAGAAACATAGCTAAAAACAAGCTAGAAGAGTTGAATAAAATCGCAGAGGATACAAGTATAGAGGTACTTGGTTCTGACGAAGTAAGAGCTGGAAGGATACTAGAAATAACAGAGCCAGTTACTGGTCTAAGCGGTAGGTATTTAGTTAAAGATTGTACACACACATATAAAGACATGGTCCACAAAATGAGCATGAATATTGAGAAGGTGAGTAATTAATGAGCTGGGATATAGAACTTGCTAAAAGATTTAAAAATACATCATCTGCTTCAAGCTCATCAGATATCTTGGTTGGAAAAGTAATATCTAAGAGTCCAGTGAGCATAGCTATTTACGATGGTCTTGCAAAACTTGAAAATCAGCATTTATATTTAGCAGATGGTTCAGATGCTTTTAATTATAATCAAGGAGAAGAAGTTTTACTTGCTACTCCTGATGGCCAAGTATTTTTTATTATTAATAAGGCAAAAAAACTATAAAGGAGGTTTAAAGCTTGAGCATATTTCCAATTGCAGATATAAGTCTACTCCAAAATGAAGAAATACAAGAAGAAACAGAACAGAGTTTAGGTAAAGTTTATAAGTTTGATTTTGACAATAATAAATATTTATTGAAAGATGGAAAACTTATTGAAACTACAAAGACAGAAGCAATACAGCAATTTGTAAGATGGACTTTAAAAACTATTATAAAAAAATACAAAATATATGATGAAGATTATGGTATGGATTATTCTTTTGTAGGTTATAGAAATCTACCTTTTGGATTCATAAATTCAGAATTAAAAAGGCAAATAGAAGAGCAATTAACCACACATCCTTTAATAAATTCTATTTTGAATTATAAGAGTTATAAAGAGTCAACAAGTCTTTATGTAGAGTTTGTTTTAGTTACAACAGAAAATGAAAACTTAGTTTTCAATGAAAGCGTGGTGATTTAATGAGCTTTGAATATAAAACAGTTGAAGAACTAAGAACAGATATTTTGAATAATATTTCTGATGAACATGAAAAAAGCAAAGGGAATTTGACTTATGATATTCCTGCAGCTACAGCTATTGTATTAAATAAAACCTATGACAAACTTAAGGAGCTTACTAATAAAGTTGATGTAGATAATCTTCAAGGTGAGGATTTAACTAAATATGTAAAGCAAAGAAGAGGGCTAAAAAGAAAACTAGCTACAAAAGCTAAAGTTGTATTAACTATTACTGGTGAAGCTAGTATAAATATAGGAGATTTGTTTGAAACACATGCAGGTACTCAGTTTTCATCTACTCAAGCAATTTCTATAGTAGGTAGTGGAACTATATTAGCTGAAGCTGTAATTCCAGGAGAATCTGGAAATGTAGGAGCAAATACTATAACTTTAATGCCAGTTACAATACAAGGTGTAGTATCTATTACAAATATCGCACCTAGCTATGATGGATTTGCAGAGGAATCAGATGCAGCTCTTAGGGAAAGATACTATGAAGCAATTCAAAGACCTGCTACTAGTGGTAATGTATTTCATTATATGGCTTGGGCAAAAGAAGTTCCTGGAACTGGAGATGCTAAAGTTATATCTTTATGGGATGGAGATAACACTGTGAAGGTAGTTGTTATTAATGCTAATAAAGAACCTGCTTCAAGCGATATTGTGAATGCAGTCCAGGAATATATAGATCCTAAAGGAACTTTCATAGCAGAAGAAAACAGATGGACATTATGGGGTACTGGTTCAGGGCAAGCGCCAATAGGAGCTTACTGTACAGTCATAAGTGCTGCAGGTTTCGTGCTTAATGTGTCTGTAGACATTATGGAAGAAGAAGGATATCTTGCGGAAGAAGTAAAAACAAATATTGAAGAAAATATTACTGCATATCTGCAAGCTATAGCATTTAAGCAAAATTATATAAGCTATGCAATAGTAGGAAGTATCATAGTGCAAACTGACGGAGTAGCAGATTATCAAAACTTAAAGCTTAATAATACTACTGCTAATGTAAATATTGGTAATGAGCAAGTCGCTATATTAGGCTCTGTTGCTTTAACTTAGGGGGTCTGATATGGAAAATAAAATTATAGAATTAATGCATAAGTTAGTAAGAAAAGACCCTTATGTTATAGACCTTACTAACTCTATAGACTTATCTATTGATGAAATAGAGCTAGTTTTAGAGGATATTGAAAAGCAATTCTGGTTTGATACTATGACCTGGGGTGCTGATATATTAGCTAAGCAGTTAGATATCAAGATTCCTGCTGGTACATCGTTAGAAGATAAGAGAAGTATCTTAGAAGCTAGATGGAAAAATAGTGGTAAATCAGATATATATCTACTTCAAACGATAGCAGACAGCTGGAAAAATGGAGAAATAGAAGTAGGATTTGTAAATGGTATAATACAGATAAAATTTATAGGAGAGTATGGAGCTCCAAGTGATGTTGATAGTCTTAAAAAAGAAATATACCTTTCTAAACCCGCTCATCTAGGGGTTATTTATTTGTTCAAATATCTGCTTATAAAAGACATTCATGAGGTTTTAACATTAGAGCAAATGGAGTCATTAACATTAGATAAATTTGCTTCAGGAGGTGAGCCTATTGGCCAGTAATACAACTAATTTAAATTTATACAAAAAAGACCCTATAGAAGATAAGGACCAGACCTTTAATATCAAAACTATGATGAATGATAACTGGGATAAAATTGACCAATTTTCATATGATATAAAAGAACTGAAAGCAGATAGAACAATGATTGAGAACAGTTATTTTTTTGACCTAGAAGCTTATTACGGAAATACAAAGTTAATTGATGATTTTCAGGATATGAGTAGGTGGACAGCTACGGGAGGTACATTAGCAACAGATATATCCAACTACAAGTTAGGTAAACAAAGTTTGAGATTAACACAAACTATCTCGGTCGCAAGTATCGTGGGCATGTCTTTAAATAATCTTAACCTGAATTTAACAGCTCTTAATAACAGTGAATTGAGCTCAGAATCTGATTATATTGCTACAGCTTTTTATATTTCAGATATTACTAAAATAGATTTTACTGGCGGTCAGGGTATTTGGATATTATTTGACCAAACCACACCATCAGCGGGGGTTGATACAAAATACTGCAAGATTGGAGTATCAGGCTTAACAACGGGTTGGAACTACTTAAAAATAAAGAAGTCCGAGTTTTTGACAAACGTAAATGGAAATTGGACAGGTATAAAATCAGTACATCTTAGATGGTTCTCTACAGCTAACGCTCAAAACGCTTATGTATCCTTCCAGTTACTTCAATTGGTAAAGAAAGACCCTTTAGAGGATAAACCTAACCCTTTTCAGAAGTTCGGACAAAGAGAATTAAATCATCATTTTGGTGAGTGGTTTATAGGCTACGAGTTTGATAATTTAGTAGCTAAAGAATTATCAGGGTCTATAGCTTCTATAAGGTCACTTAGCTCAATTAATAAGTACAAAGATTGCTATGCTGAATTTATAACTACAAAAACGGGTAATGACTGCATTATAGGCGGACTCTATGGAACATCAGGTGACTACATTAGCCTAAAAGTTGAAGGTAGTTTATTTCTTGTAGGTATAAGGGTAGCTAACGTAGATACCTTACACACTTTTACAGTTAGCGGTACAGATTTTACTGTAAATCTAAACCGTAAGGATAATAACATCGAAGTTATTGTAAATGGTGGACCTTTACTTACAACTACATTCGATTACCTAGAAGAGGTTAATCTAGCTATAGGGAGTAATAACCCTGAAGTTAGCTACATTAAATCAGCTACAATTACAGAGATAGCACATTCACATCATGCGGATATAGCTGAGAGATTATCAGAAAAAGGAAAGCTTGACTTACTGAGAGTGCCTAAATATATATCAAATAGCAATAACACTATCATGCAACTAGGGCATGTAGTTGATGGTTTTAGCATATACGCAAAAATAATGCGACCTAGTTTAAATGATGGTAGTCAGCTATCTTATGCTGAGTTATTCCTTGGCAAATATAAAACTGGAGCTACCGTTCAAGGAAAGTTGCAATACCTTATGGACCTAACTTTAGGTACATATAAACTACGTTTCAAATTAACAGACAAAGGTATTTTATACGCTCTATCACCTCAATACAATTATTCAACGTTAACAATGATAGAAGCTAGAGGATTTACAGAAGATATTAAAACCGTACCTGCTATAGAGGGTAATGTTATATGGGATAGTGAGGGAAACACAAGAAGCGTATGCGTTAATGAAGCGCCAACAGAAACAGTAATTACGTCAGGCTTTGCTGCTGGGTGGAGTGGCGAGATTAGGCTAGGTAAAACGCAAGAAGGGATTAAGTATATACACATAGTATCGCTGGCTAAAACTAGCGATATTTCTACAGGTGGTGATATACCATATACTATTCCAATAGGACATAGACCTATCAAGACAGTATCTGAAAATTTAGTCGGTTATAGTAGCAGCGGACCTTTTAAAGCTGGTAGCTCAATTCAAGTTAGGGTACAATCTGACGGAGTATTAGCACTTACAAGCACTGGGAGCGTTACAGCAGACGTTAGATCTATTGTAGGTGCTTTACTAACATTTATATAGAAAGGAGTTGAAATTATGGTGGTACAAAAGCAGGAAGAGGTTTTAATAAATGCTCAGGGCGAGTTTCTACAGATACTTTATGAGTATCCTGAAACATTAGAAGAGGGTCAAAGTATTATAGTACCTCTAAGTAATTATTATGAAGTATTAAATGAAGAAAGATATGATATGTCAGTATGGGATTTTGCTCAAGAAAAGTGGACAGGAAAAGGCGAGCAAAGACCGATTGTTGTACCTGAATTAAGTGAAATTGAAAAACTTAAAATATCACAAGCAGAGCAATTTGAAACTATATTAAATTTAATAGGAGGAATGTAGACATGGATACATTATATGCAGATTTATGCGAGATGGGACAAAGAGCAACAAGAGAAAATACTTTAGGAATTAAATTAGTTCCTGATGTACTTGAATTAAGACAGAAAACAGAAAAAGAGCTTGAAAGAAGAGGGACATTAGTTGGCTTGCTTGAAAAATGGAATTCTGCACAGTAATTTTAAATTATAGCCTTATGGCTTTTTTTATTTCTAACTTAAAGGATGGTGAGGTTATTTGACAGTAGAAGTTGCAATGTTAATTTCATTTGTTTCTGTTGCTTGGGGAATATATCAAGGGGTTTTAAATCTTAAAAGGAACCAGATAAATGACACTAAGAATGATACTGCACAACTTACAACAATAATCGTGAAACTGGAAAATATAGGTGATGATATTTCTGAAATTAAGAATGACATGGGAAATGTAAAACATGATATGAAGGATATGAATGCTCGTTTAATTAAGGCCGAACAACAATTGAAAGTCTTGAATAAAACTATATTTAAGAATGGTGATTCAAATGAGTAGAATAAGCAAAACGGTTGCTGAACTTGAAGCAGAACTAAAAGCTGCAAAAGAAAAAGAGAAAACTAAAGTTAGAGAACGAAGATATGTTGAAGCTAGTAAGCTAACTCTCTTCGTTATCGTAGGCATCGTCATAGGTGCTTTTTTTATTGCTTCTTATTTGGCAATAATAACTGGAGATACCACTTCGGCTACAAACAATCTAGAAATTCTCACAAATTGGGCACAAATAGTCCTCGTGGCTATAATTGCTAAGTCAGGCTTTGAAAATCTCTCTAAAGGCAAAATACGAAGTCAAATTATTAAGAACAAGATAGAAAATAATGAAGAGTTGATTGAGGGTTCAGAAGATTTCAGAAATGGGGTTTAATATGCAAGATTTCATAGATAAAGTACTGCCTGGAGCTAGAAAAGGATATTTAGAACATAATATTTTACCTTCACTAACGATTGCTCAAGCAATTTTAGAAAGTAATTCAGGTAAATCTCAGCTAGCTAAAAAAGGAAATAATCTGTTTGGGATTAAGGCAGATTCTAGATGGACTGGTAAAAAGATAAATTTTCCCACTAAGGAATTTATTAAAGGAAAAGAGATAACAGTTAATGCTTACTTTAGAGCGTATGATTCATTTTCTGATTCAGTTGAGGACCATACAAAGTTTTTACTTACTAAGCGTTATGAAAAAGTAAGAAGCTCAAAGGATTATGAAGAAGCATGTACCGAGATATGGAAAGCTGGATATGCTACGGACCCAAAATATCCAAATAAGTTAATTAGCATCATAAAGCAATATGAACTATATAAATATGACGAAGAAGGTGAGGGTTTGATAAACAGAAATACGATTCTTGATGCAGCTCTTATGCTGCAATCTAAAAAAGTAAAGTATAAACTAGGAGCTAAAGCTTTACCACCTAAAATTCCAACACATCTTGATTGCTCTGGCTTCGTGAGGTACTGCTATAAAGTAGCAGGGGTAAACATACCCGATGGTACTTATTTTCAATGGGATGCAAGCAATTCAATAAATGCAAAAGATTTAAAGATAGGAGACCTAGGTTTTAAGTTTGATCCTACAATGTCAACTGGAACTAATCACATTGGAATATATGCAGGTTCAGGAAAGTGGATTCATTGCAATGGTACAAGAAATGGAATCACTTTAGAAAAAACTAATATTTTCCCATATGCACGAAGATTAAAAGGTGTAAGTTTTACTAATATAAATATAAAAAAACAGGAGGATGATGATATGCCAAGAATAGAAGTTAGTGACAAAGAAAAAGGATATGCTACAGCTGCAATAAAAAGACTCGCTGAGCTTAATGTTATTTCTAATCCGGATGTGCATATAAAGAATTTAGAAACTGACCCAAGCTCATGGGCGCAGTGGGTAGTAAATGCAAAGCTGGCCGAGAAATTGGAGGGGAAATAATATGAACGATTTTCAATTCAATATAATAATAGCGCTAATCCCAGTACTTGGGTTAATATTGACAACAATAGTTGGAAATGTTGCTAAGAAGTATGGCAAGAATTTAGATTTAAAAGCTGCTTCATTTTGGACTAAAATAGCTGTTTCTATATTTGAAGACAAATATGGAAAAGGAAAAGGAGATGAGAAGAAACAAGATGTAATTAAGTTTTTGAAAGAACAAGGAATTAATCTTAGTGAGAATCAAATAGATTTACTAATAGAAGCTGTGGTAAAAGAGCTTACTATTGCTGGAGTAATTAATAGAGATAATAATAAAATGCTAAATTAATACTAAGATAAAATAAGTATTTAAATTAAAAATAAACGTATAGCTGGTTAAGTTGCCAGCTATATTTTTTTGACATTAAAAAGAACATATGTTCTAATGTGTGAAGGAGTGATTGAATATGATGAAATCGCCGATTTCAAGAATGGGAGGAAAATCAAAACTAAGAAGTAAGATTATAGAATTATTTCCAGAGCATAAGTGTTATGTAGAAGTATTCTTTGGGGCTGGATGGGTTTATTTTGGGAAAGATAAATCTAAATGTGAAGTAATCAATGATAAAGATAAGGAGCTTATTAATTTATTTAAAATAATTAAGCATCATAATGAAGAGTTTGAACGATTGCTGCAGTATGAAATTAGTTCAAGAGATATCTTCTTCGACTATAGAAATGATAGTTATGATAAGCTTACTGATATTCAAAGAGCTGTCAGGTTTATGTATATAATATCTCAAAGCTTTGCTTCTAAAGGAGATACTTATGGATATGCAACGTCTAAAGGTCCATAAAATAAGATTTTCAACACTTCAAACCTTAAAGAAGTTAGAGACAGACTGTCTAATACATTTGTCGAGAATCTTGATTTTGAAGACTTAATTAAAAGATATGATAGAGAGCATACTTTGTTTTTCTGTGACCCACCTTATTTAGAAACAGCAGGATATCACTGTGAATTTAAAAAAGATGATCACTATCGATTATATGAAGTCCTAAGTGGCGCAAAGGGCAAATTCATATTAACAATAAATGACCATCCTCTTATAAGAGAATTATATCATAGTTATGATATTGAAGTTGTTGAAACCATGTATTCTGTAAGTAAAAATATTAATAAAAAAGTAAACGAACTAATAATCAAAAACTTCTAAAATAAAACCAACCTTTTTTTTAATTCTTCCATATATATAAATAGGAGGTGAAAATATGGAAGAATTTAAAAAGGTAATCGAAGAGTTAATCATTACGAGCTTAGAAGAAGTAATGCTGCAAACTGGATTAGAAAAATATGAAGTATTAAAATTAGCAAAAGAATGTGGGTATGTAATAGATTATCAGGGATATTTGTCTAAAAAAATGTAAATATAGAAACAATAATATTATTTTGGAATAAGAGCCTATTGAAAATGGCAATATATAAAAAATACACAATATGTAAAAATATATATTTACAAGGTGTAATCTAGTTGTAATATATTATAATTAAGTATGACTCTTTTTAATTTGCTAAATATATTAATGTTAAAAATTAAATGATTATATTAATAGTAAGAAAGAAAAGGAGAGGTTATTTATGACGGATTCTGTAAAAGCATTGGTAGCTGTAAATAATTTTATGAGGTCAAAAGATCTAAGTTTTGGAGTTTCCTATAGACTTAATGTACATGTAGAAAATATTATTGATGAGGATATTAATGTCCAAATTTCTAGAAAAAATAATAATTTTTATAACGTAAATATTTTTTGGGAAGATATAATAATTAATTACAAGAACTTAGGTTTGCATGGTTATTATTCAACTATGTACTGCAAATTTTATTTTGAAAATGAAAGTTTAATAATTGTAGATAGCAATGGTAAAAAAATTATTCTTAAATAAAATAATAGAAAATATTAATATTTTATTTGCTTAAAAAGAATAATATAAATGATAAAAAAGTGAATTATCGAGGAGCTTATAAAAGTGAGAGATACTATAGTTAGGCCTAGTTATATTCCTGATAAATACGACGGCTATGCATTTATAAAATTTTTTAAAGAAGAAAATTTTTTAAATGATTTTATTTCTGGGAAGTTGTATATGGGATCTAAAGAAAAATTTGCTATGATGGAATCAATAGGGAGAAGTGATGAATTAGAAAATAAATTTATTATTTCAAAACCTACAATGAATATGAAACCAGCATATTCTCTTCAAAAAATGAATGATAAAAATATTATTGTTTTTGATGAAGTACCTAAAAATGGATTTGATGATGGACCATTATTGATGATTCATGATAGAAATGCTGAAAGAACGAAAATATTTTGCTTATATACTATTTGGTTTAATACCGAATCTGGAGAAATATACGAAATAAGTGAAGAAATGGAATCTAATTTCGGAGATTATTGTGCGTTTATCTTTAATCCAGAGGAGTTTTTAAAAATAGTAGAGAATGGCTTAGAGCAAAATAAATGTAACAAAATTGATTTTGGTTTTGTGGATTATTATAATTTAGAAGATTCAACATTTCATATATGGAATACATTTAAAAAACCATATTTAAATTATCATTATCAAAACGAATTTAGGATTTCAATTCTAACAGATAATGATGATGATCACATCCTATATAATTTAGAAAGTGATATAACAAATATTTGTACAAGGACTAAGTATAAGGACATTATTGATGGAAAAATATTTATTAGAGATGGATATATATATATGATACAAGAATAGTTTTAGGCAAGTTTAAAGTAAATAAGAAATTATACTTAAGAATAATGGATGTTATCAAATATAAATAATAATATAAATAGATATTTAATAAAAAAGAGCCTAAATCAGCAAACGGCTCTTTTTTAAACTTATTTCTTATTTGGAATCACAAAATCTCCATTTACTGGGATTCTGAAAGCTTTTTTCCCATATGTTCTTGCATATATCTTAGTACCATCTTTTAATGTTATTGATGCTCTAAAAATGTATTTCTTCATATGGACACCTCCTTTCTTGACAAAAAAATTATTTGCCAAAAAAGAAAATATGTAATACAATAAATTTGAATGTAAGTATTATTGTATACAGCTGATTTATTTAATTTTTTGGCACCTAGCTTAGCGTCAACTGAACTAGGTAATTTTATTTTAAATAGTTATAACTATTTAAAAACCACAATATTTTTTTTGTATCTCGGCAACTTGTCGAGATACTTTGCATTTTTTGGATATTTCGTTAGGTTGCATTTTTTGTACTAATTTGTGTGGTACTAAAAGTTCTGCTGCGAAAGTATTAGCTTGCCATTCTGGATCTTCGTAAGATTTAATTTGCCCTCTAGCAAAAGAAATAGATGAAGAGGGATGCAAAAAATAGTGTCCTATTTCATGAGCTATAGTAAATCTATCTCTATAATTATCATTACAAGCCCCTTCGTAAACTGAGTTTCTTATTACTATCTTCTTTTCTTCTGGAAATATTCGAGCATAACAATTTAATTCATAGTCTTCAACAATTTCCATATAAAATCCTGGATCTCCGGCCAACTCACTTAAACGTTCCAACAATTCTACGACTGGAAACTCATAGGAATTTGATAAATCCAAAGCATCTCTTATTAAATCAGTAATTTTTCGTATATCACTTCTGGATCTAGGTTTACTTTTATAATTCATGTGAATCAACTCCTTTTGAAGATTTTTCTAAGATATTCTTTATTCTTATCATCAAGTGAATCAAAATTTCTAGCAAAAGATAGAATTAAATCTTTATCAGAATCATCTTTTTGATTTAAATCTATATTTATTGAATCAAGGCTATTTTCATATGATCTTTCTAATTCTAAATATTGTTCGTGAGAAAGATTATACTCTGTCTTCAATATATCAAGCCATTTTACAGGAATAGGTCGTTTACCTATTTCTGTAGCAGATAGATAAGATGAACTAATTCCCAATTTATCCGCCATATCTTTAAGTCGTTGACCAGTTTCAATTCTTAGTTTTCTTGTGAATATGCCAAATTCATTTAACATGGCAATTCCTCCCTTATTCTTTTCAAAAGTAATATTCATGTATTAATAGTTTCCTAAAAACATAATATCACATATTTGTGTAAAAAATCAACAAAATTTGTAGAAAAATTTCTAAAAAAAGTAGTTCTATTTCATCGGATTAATTTTATGAGTCTCACTTTTTATTTGCATTTGATATAATTGTTAATAAAAAGGAGGGATAGGATTGAAAAATATTACATTATATTTGATAGGAACAGCAACAGGATTTGTAATTTTCGCTTTGATACTAGCATTTAATGATTATAATTTATTTGGAGTTGGATTATCAGATGCGTGGATATCTTTCTTAGGAGCAATAGCGGGAGGGATTATTACAATAATAGGAGTATATTGTACACTTAAACAGAACAGAGAATTAATGGAAGAATCCCATAATAAACAAATGAAGTTAATGTTAACACAAATAAGGACTCAATTTTGGATGGAAAAATTTTCAGATGCAATTGCCTATGCAGAAAACATTAATAAAGATATCACAAATTTTGTAAAAGAATTTAATGAAATGGATTTAAGTTCTAGATCTGAGAAAACATTTAATATCAATTATCTTAAAAATAAGGTAGATGAACTAGATAAACATTCTTATAGTATTTATCCTATGTTACTTGTTGATGAAAACTTAAAAAACACATTTGATAATTTTAAATACTATATTTTGGATTTAAATCTTAAAGTAGAATCCAATTTCAACTTTGTACATTATAACAAAATTAATATGGATGAGATCACTTATGATATAAAGTTGTATAGTAATTATTTTGGAAATCTAATGCACTATGTAATTAGTAAAGAGGAATTATAATTTATAATTAATTTTGATATATATTTTCATCCTGGACCTCCTGTAGGATAGGGAAATGGAGGCCCAGAATGAAATTTTACCTACATTATAATAGATATATATTGATCTACTGATTCTTGTATTCTTTTTGTTCTTGGAAATCCACCATTAAGATATCTAGCAATACTATCCCTGCCAACTCCTATTTCTTTAGCACAAGCTTCATAACTATGTCCGTGATACTTAATAGCTTTATATAGTTTTTCAGCAAAGGTTCCCTCGGGTAAATTATAAAAATCTCCAACAAAAGAAATTTTTTCATTAGTAGCGTAAGCTATTTTTTTTATGGTATCAATACGAGGAGACCTTCTTACTTCTGCTTTTGTTATTGCAACCTCTGATAAATTACATAATTTAGCAAAATCTTTAACAGAAAGATTGAGTTTCTTCCTTATAATGTATATATTGTTAGTAGGAACATTATTTTCATTACTATAATAGAAGGGATTATCTGGAGTGTTAATCTCACGGATGCCCTTGCGGAAACTTTTTGAATCAATCAAAGGCATGCAGCTGTAATGATAATAAGATAAAAACATATCTATCTAGAGCCTCAACTCCTATTTTGGATAGAATGGATATTTTTGTCGAAACTTCTCCTATTCCCTATGAGGATTTAGTAGTGGAAATTGATGAGGAGGACTCAGCTACAATTAAGAAAAGGGTAGAAAAAGCAGTTGAAATTCAAAAAAATAGATTTAAATCCTTGAAAATTAATTACAATAGTCAGATGAATTCTAGGCAAATAACAAAATATTGCATACTATCAAAGGAAGCAAAAAGCTTGCTTGAGGCAGCTTTTAAGCAAAGTAATCTGACAGCAAGAAGCTATCATAGGATTTTAAAAGTATCTCGTACTATTGCAGATTTGGATTCAAGTGAATTAATTAATATAAATCATATAGCAGAAGCTCTGAATTTCAGGAAAACATTTCATAAGTATTGGGATTAAAACGATTTTAAAATACGAAATTTTCAAAATTTTCACTGAAAGGATTGACTATGAGCCGAAAAAAGTTATTTTTATCATTATTTAAGAAACTCTCAATTGAAAGACTTGCTTATATAGATTCTACTATTGAAGAAGATAATAAGATTCCGAGTATTGAAGAAATGAACGATTCTATTAATTCATCTATAGTTGATAATGAGTTATATTCCTCTAAATATGATTATTTTATTCAAATAGAAAACTATATTGAAAAAAATAATTTGAATTATTTGACATACTTTGATGATAAATTTCCTCAAAAGCTAAGAGAGATAGCACAAGCTCCAAGACTATTATATTACAAGGGAAATTTAGATAATATAGGGGCTCTATCAATAGCTATAGTAGGAACGAGAAAACCATCAAATTATGGGATATGGGCGGCAAATAAATTCTCAAAAGAACTTGCTTCTAATGGGTTTTGTGTAATTAGCGGGATGGCCTCTGGTATTGATAAATTTGCTCACCAAGGAGCCTTAGAAAGTGATGGAAAAACTATATGTGTACTAGGCTCATCGATAACGAAGCCATATCCCAAAACCAATTCTAAGTTGATGCAAAGTGTGATTGATTCAGGAGGTTTGGTGATAAGTGAGTATTCTGATTTAAGCCCTATTATTCCTGCGAATTTTGCTTACAGAAATAGAATTGTAAGTGGATTGTCGGATGGGATATTGATAATTGAAGCTGGAATGAAAAGTGGAACACTCATTACTGCAGATTTTGGATTGGAGCAGGGAAAAAATATTTTTGCAGTACCAGGAAGCATTGACTCTGTTTCTAGTATTGGTACAAACAACCTAATAAAGCAAGGAGCACAACTAGTAACCTGTGTAAATGATATTTTAGAAGCATATGGAATAAATTATAAAAATGCCGTGACAGGCAGTAAAGATATGAGCTCTCTTTCTGAGATAGAAAGAACTATATATGGTTGTATTCAAAGTAAGGGAATATGTACTGCTGATATGATATCAATTCATACTTCACTAAATATTAAAGATGTAACAGGAATTCTCAATATCTTGGATATAAAGTCATTTATTAATTATGATGGACATATAGCGAGTATAAAAACATAATGTGTATTGAAATAATTCATTATTTAATATATAATCCATAAAGCATTCAAAATTCAGAATATTATCTTTTAAAAAAATATAATATTATACTTCTAATGCTGATTACAGCTAATTAAGATTAAGGTTAGTATATGAATCAAATTTGTTTTTATTTGACAAAATTGAATTTTAAATATATAAATAGATTCGTATCGTTTTTTTAAGCAAATTGTTTTATTTATATTATATATAAGCAACCAGATAAAATATTTGAGGTGAAATAATGGGAAAAAATTTGGTTATCGTAGAATCACCTGCGAAAGCTAAGACAATTGGAAAATTTCTAGGCAAAAACTATACGGTTAAGGCTTCTGTAGGACATATTCGAGATTTGCCAAAAAGCAAATTGGGTGTTGATGTAGAAAATGATTTTGAGCCACAGTACATCACAATAAGGGGAAAAGGAAGCGTAGTAAACGAATTAAAAAAGCAAGCAAAAAAATCTGACAAGGTATATCTGGCAACTGACCCTGATAGAGAGGGAGAGGCTATTTCGTGGCATCTTGCTTATCTACTAGGGCTAAATGAAGAAGAACCTATAAGAATTGAATTCAATGAAATAACAAAGGATGCAATAAAAAAAGCTATCAAGCATCCTAGGAAAATAGACAGACCTCTTGTAGATGCTCAGCAAGCTAGGAGAGTAGTAGATAGATTGGTGGGTTACAAAATCAGCCCGATTTTATGGGCTAAAATCAGAAAAGGCTTAAGTGCTGGTAGAGTTCAGTCTGTCGCTACCAAGCTAATTTGTGATAGAGAAAATGAAATTAATGCTTTTGAGCCTGAAGAGTATTGGTCTATTGATGCAATTACCCAAATCGACAAGAAAAATAAAGTTGACTTTAAGTTTTATGGTGATGAAAAGGGTAAAATAGAATTGCATAGTAAAGATGAAGTAGATTTAATTTTAAAATCAATTAAAAATAAAGATTTAGTGATAAAAGCTGTAGAAAAAAAGGAAAGAAAGAGAAGCGCGCCAAAACCTTTTACTACAAGCTCACTTCAGCAGGAAGCATCAGGCAAATTGTCTTTTACTACAAAAAAGACAATGATAGTAGCTCAGCAGCTTTATGAAGGCGTAGATATAAAAGGCAAGGGAAGTCTTGGTCTTATAACATATATCAGAACCGATTCCTTTAGAATATCGGATGAGGCTCAGGAAAATGCAAAAAACTATATTAATGATAAATATGGAAAAGACTATTTCAAAAAGTATCAAAATAATTCTAAATCAAAAAAGAAAATTCAAGATGCACATGAATGTATTAGACCTTCATATGTAGACTTAGCACCAGAAGACATAGAAGATTCACTTTCTAAAGAGCAGTTTAAACTATATAAATTAATCTGGGAAAGATTTATCGCGACAATGATGGCAGATGCAATATATGATTCGCAAAATATAAGTGCATCAATAGACAAGTATATTTTTAAAACAAGTGGTTCAAAGCTGAAATTCGATGGTTTTATGAAAGTATATAGTTTTAGCTCTCAAGAAGAGACCATTTTACCAGATATGAAAGAAGAAAGTGTTTTTCCAGTAAAGAAGATAGACCCAAAACAGCATTTTACTCAGCCTCCTGCACGATATAGTGAGGCTAGCCTAGTAAAGACTTTAGAGGAGCTGGGAATAGGAAGACCTAGTACGTACGCTCCAACGATTTCAACTATACTACAAAGAGATTATGTAGAAAAAAAAGGCAATAGCTTGATTCCTACTGAGCTAGGATTTATAGTAACAGAAATAATGAGTGAAAATTTCAAAGAAATCGTTGATTATACATTTACAGCTGATATGGAAAACAATTTAGATAAGATAGAAGATGGAGAAATTGAATGGCAAAATATAGTTAAGGATTTTTATTCTCCTCTAGAAGAATCTATTGAAAAAGCTGTTGAAAATATAGAGAAGGTTATTTTGGAAGAAAAAACTGATGAAATCTGCGACATATGTGGTTCTGAAATGGTAATTAAATTTGGAAGATTTGGCAAATTTATAGCTTGCAAAAACTATCCTGAATGCAAAGGAACTAAGCCTATACTTGAGAGGATAGGAATTAAATGTCCAGAATGTAGTGATGGCGATGTAATAATTAGAAAAACAAAAAAAGGAAGAATTTTTTATGGATGTTCATCTTTTCCAAAGTGCAGATTTGTTTCTTGGGATAGACCAAATGGAGAAAAGTGTCCTAAATGTGATTCTTTCTTGGTTATAGCTAAAACTAAGACCACTGAAAAAATAAAATGTTCAAACAAAGAGTGCGATTATGAAAAATAGGTAAAAAAGCTTGAATATTTTCATAAGTTGTGATAATATTTTTTGTGGTATTAAAATACTTTAGAAAATTTAAAAAATTCAAAAAATAATACTAAATTCTCTAATATAAAAAATAATTCATTAATATAAAAATTGTGTAGAAACGATAAAGGAGAGAATAAGATGTCAAGCTTATTATTAGAAAAAACAAGAAAAATCAATAAGATTCTTCAAAACTCAGGATCAAACCCAGTATCATTTACGGAGCTTAGCAAAACATTAAAAGACGTTTTAAATGCCAATGTATATATTGTAAGTTCTAAAGGAAAGGCTCTTGGAGTTGAGCTTACTCATATGTCAGACAGTTCAACTATTATTGATGAAAAAACAGGAGAAGAAAGACTACCAGATAGCTATATTGAATCAGTTAATCGTATATTTGAAACCATATCAAATTTAACTCAAGAAAAGCTTTTAGAGGTTTTCAAAGATGACGTAAAAAGCTATGAAAAATATGCAACAATTGTACCGATAATGGGAAGTGGACAAAGACTAGGAACTCTTATTTTATCAAGATATGAAAGTAAGTTTTCTGATGAGGATTTGATACTTGCTGAATATAGTGCAACTGTTGTTGGTCTGGAAATTCTAAGAGCTAGAAGCGAAGAATTAGAAGACGAAATGAGAAGCAAAGCTGTTGTTCAAATGGCTATTAATACACTATCATATTCAGAGCTTGAAGCTGTTGAGCACATCTTTAATGAACTTAATGGAGATGAAGGGCTTCTAGTTGCTAGTAAAATAGCTGACAGAGTTGGAATTACTCGTTCTGTTATAGTAAATGCACTTAGAAAATTTGAAAGTGCTGGTGTAATTGAATCTCGTTCTCTTGGAATGAAGGGTACTCATATTAAGATCCTAAATGACAAGCTGCTTGATGAACTTAAAAAGAATAAGCATTAGTAATTACAGCCCGGCTATTTGTCCGGGTTTTTTTATGTATAAAATTGTTTAAGGATTAGTAAATTATATTTGATTGATTAATCGTTTAGCTTATTATTCAAATACTTAATTTTATCCATAACCATATTAAAAGAGTTATAATAATTTATATTATTATTACGAGGAGTTATCTTTATGAAAAAACCACTGGCAGATATGATAAGGCCTAAAAAAATTGATGAAATAGTTGGACAAGAGCATTTGACAGGGTATGACGGAGTGATCTATAGGGCTATAGAGAATAATATAATACCAAATATGATATTTTATGGCCCGCCTGGAGTTGGAAAAACAAGTGTAGCAAATATTATTGCAAATTCCTGCAATAAATCTATACACATGTTAAATGCAACCTATACTAAAACTGAAGAAGTAAAAGAAATACTAAAGGACTCTAAGCTTCAAACTCTTGACAGTAAAGAGATTATATATATAGATGAAATACAAAATTTTAATAAAAAACAGCAACAAATTCTTTTAGATTATATTGAAAAAGGGGACATTGTTCTTATAGCTAGCACCACTGAAAATCCATACCACTATGTATATAAAGCGCTGCTTAGTAGATGCTTTGTGCTTGAGTTTAAAGCCTTAGAGCATAAGGATATAAAAAAAGGGGTGCAAGTTCTTATTGCATCTTTAAAAAATGACACTTACAAAATTAAGATTGATGATATTGCCTTAGATAATATCGCTCATTATGCAGATGGAGATATGAGAAAAGCAGTTAATTTAATAGAACTTATTTTGCAGTTATATGAAGATGAAAATGAAATCAACATTAGTATTGAGCTTTTGAAGAAGCTAAATATATCAAAGCAGCTTATGTATGATATAAGTGGAGATAGTCACTACGATATTTTAAGCGCATTCCAAAAATCAATAAGAGGTAGCGATACAGATGCCTCACTTCACTATTTAGCTCGGCTTATTAAATCAGGTGATTTGAAATCTATTTGCAGAAGGTTGCTTGTGATTGCTTCAGAGGATATTGGACTAGCTTATCCTAATGCTATAACTATAATAAAAAACTGCGTTGATAGTGCTCTTCATTTAGGATTTCCAGAAGCGAGGATACCTCTTGCTCAAGCAGTTATACTATTAGCAACATCGCCTAAATCCAATTCCGTTATTAAAGCAATTGATAGCGCTATGGATGATTTAGAAAAGTTTTCAGTAGGAGATATACCTCTTCATTTAAAGGATGCACATTATTTAGGAGCGCAGAATTTGGATAGAGGAATAGATTATAAGTATCCACATAATTATGAGAATAATTATGTTGTGCAACAATATCTACCAGACGCAATAAAAAGCAGAGTATATTACCAATCGCAAAAAAATAAATTCGAAACTAGCATTAAAAATTATTGGAAAGATATTAAAAAATAATTGATTGTCTTTTGATTGACAAAGAAAAGACACTAAGCTATAATAAAATTAATTCATAGTAAATGACTAGGGATTATGAAAAGAGGTTATAAACGTGAAACTATCAACGAAAGGAAGATATGGACTTAAAGCCATTTTTGAATTAGCCTTAAAGGAAGAGGAAAATCTTCCACTTTCATTAAAGTATATTGCAGACAAGAATGGACTTTCAGAGCAGTACTTAGAACAAATCTTTGCTATATTAAAAAAATCAGGCTTAGTAAAAAGTGTAAGAGGAGCTCAAGGTGGTTATTATCTTAGCAAGCCTTCCTCACAAATCACAGTAGGTCAAGTGCTTAGAGCTTTAGAAGGACCTATGGCTCCATCTGATTGTGTTTTAGAGGAAGATGCTGATTGTGAGAACTCTGACTTTTGTGTTACCAAGGTAGTTTGGCAAAGAATTAAAGATAGTGTAGATAGTGTTATAGATTCTGTAACTTTAAAAGATATGGTTTTAGATCATAAACTAAAAAGTAGCAAAAATAATTTTAAGGAGATGTGATTTATGGAGCAAAAAAGAGTTTATCTTGACAATGCAGCGACTACTCCGGTGAAAAAAGAAGTTCTAGATGCTATGATACCTTACTTTACAAATAATTATGGAAACCCATCTAGTATACATTTCTTTGGCAGAGAGGTTAGAAAACCTGTAGATGAAGCTAGAGAAAAAGTAGCAAAGTTATTAGGAGCTGCAAGCAATGAAATATATTTTACAGCTGGTGGATCGGAATCAGATAACTGGGCAATTAAAGGTGCAGCTTTTAAATTGATGAATAAAGGCAAGCATATAATAACAACTAAAATTGAGCACCATGCTGTGCTTCACACTTGTGAATACTTAGAAAAGGAGCATGGATTTCAAATCACTTATTTAGATGTAAACAAGGATGGCTTAGTAGATTTAGATAATTTTAAAAATAATCTAAGGGAAGATACAATTTTAGTTAGTATAATGTTTGCTAACAATGAGATTGGAACAATTCAGCCTATAAGAGAAATCGGCCAAATTTGTAAGGATAAAGGGATTGTTTTCCATACAGATGCAGTACAGGCAGTTGGAAATATAAAAATTGATGTAAAAGAACTTAATATAGATATGCTATCACTTTCGGCTCATAAAATTTATGGACCTAAAGGAATAGGTGCTCTTTATATTAAAAATGGAATTAAGCTAGATAATCTAATCCATGGTGGAGCACAGGAGCGTAAGAAAAGAGCTGGAACAGAAAACGTACCTGGAATTATAGGTCTTGGAAAAGCTTGTGAAATTGCAAATGACAATTTAGAGAGTCATATTTCTAAGCTTACTAATTTAAGAGAAAGACTTATGAATGGAATTTTAAATGAAATACCTCATACTATTGTAACTGGAAGCAGAGAAAGTAGACTACCTGGAACTGCAAGCTTTTGCTTTAAGTTTATAGAAGGTGAGGCTTTGCTTCTGAGCTTAGATTTAGTTGGTATAGCAGGCTCGAGTGGTTCAGCTTGTACATCTGGTTCGCTTGACCCTTCTCATGTGCTTATGGCACTTGGACTTACTCATGAGATAGCTCATGGCTCTTTACGACTTAGCTTATCAGATTTTACAACTGAAGAAGAAATTGATTATGTAATTGAAAAGCTTCCACCGATTATCGATAGACTTAGAAAAATGTCACCATTATATGAAGATTTTTTGAAGGGAGAATCAGTTAATGTATAGCGATAAAGTTATGGACCATTTTACAAATCCTAGAAATGTTGGAGAAATTGAAGGTGCAGATGGTGTTGGAGAAGTTGGAAATGCCAAATGTGGAGATATAATGAAAATATATCTTAAAGTAGAAGATAATGTAATTCAGGATGTAAAATTTAAAACTTATGGATGTGGCTCAGCCATAGCAAGCTCTAGTATGGCTACAGAAATGATTAAAGGCAAGACTGTTCAAGAAGCTTTAAATTTAACAAACAAAGCAGTTGCAGAAGCTTTGGATGGTCTTCCTCCAGTAAAAATGCACTGCTCAGTTTTAGCAGAGCAAGCAATAAAGAAAGCTCTTCAAGACTATGCGCTAAAGAATAATTTAACTATTGAAGGATTAACTGATGTTGAGTTTGATGATGATCACGATCATCATGATGATATAGAAGAAGATTAATATTGATTTTTGTAGTCCAAGGCTATATAATTGTATCAATATAATTTTAATACCAAACGGCTATGATAAGAATAGTAAAGTAGCTTAATTGCCTTACAGAGAGGGGATATACGCTGAAAGTCCCTAGGTTATTATTACTTGAAGCTAACTTTGAGCCTGACTATCTAATAAATAGTCACGTTAACTACGTTACAGTTAGATTAAGTGGCCAATTGGCAATTAGGGTGGTACCGCGATTTAACCTCGTCCCTGTGATATAATATATATATCATAGGAACGGGGTTTTTTATTTTGATTTTAATTTGATTAAGGAGGTTATGATTTGAAGAATTTAGGGGTAAATGAAATTAGAGAAATGTACCTTAGTTTTTTTCGCTCGAAAGATCATTATTCTAGAAGTAGCTTTTCTTTAGTACCAGAAAATGATAAAAGTCTTTTGCTTATAAATGCGGGCATGGCTCCAATGAAAAATTATTTTATGGGGATAGAGACTCCGCCTAATAAGAGAATGGCTACCTGTCAAAAGTGTGTTAGAACAGGAGATATCGAAAACGTTGGAAAAACTGCTAGACATGCTACTTTTTTTGAAATGCTTGGAAATTTTTCTTTTGGAGATTATTTCAAAAAAGAAGCTATTGCATGGGCTTGGGAGTTTGTTACAAAAGACTTAGAGCTAAATCCAGATGATTTATGGGTTACAGTTTATTTAGAGGATGATGAGGCCTTTGATATATGGGAAAAGGATATAAATGTTCCTAAAGAAAGAATTGTTAGACTTGGAAAGGAAGATAATTTTTGGGAGATAGGAACAGGAACAGGTCCTTGTGGTCCGTGCTCAGAAATATATATAGATAGAGGAAAAGAATTTGGATGTTCTGACCCTGATTGTAAACCAGGATGTGACTGCGATAGATTTTTAGAATTTTGGAATTTAGTTTTTACCCAGTTTAATAAAGATGAAGATGGAAACTATAACCCTCTTCCAAATCCAAATATCGATACTGGTATGGGATTAGAAAGAATGGCATGCATCATGCAGGGCGTAGATAGCATTTTTGATATAGACACTATGAAAAGCATCAGAGACAATGTATGCGAGTTGTCAGGCAAAGAATATGGAAAATCGACTGAAACAGATGTTTCTATTAGATTGATTACTGACCATTCTAGAGCAGTGACTTTCTTGATTTCAGATGGAGTTCTTCCTTCGAATGAAGGTAGAGGCTATGTGCTAAGAAGGTTAATAAGAAGAGCTTCAAGACATGGAAGATTATTAGGAATAAAAAATAACTTTCTAGTTAAACTTATGGAAACTGTAATAGAAAATTATGGCGAGGCATATCCAGATTTAGTGGAGAAAAAAGAGTATATCAAAAAAATATTAACAGTTGAAGAAGAAAAATTTTCCGAAACCTTAGATCAAGGTATGGTTATTTTAAAAGAGTATATGGATAAAATTAAGTCAGAATCTAAAGCTGTTTTAAGTGGAGAAGATGCATTTAGATTATATGACACTTATGGCTTCCCTATAGAATTGACATTGGAAATTGTTGAGGAATATGGACTAAAGGTTGATGAGGATGGATTCAAAGCTGAAATGCAAAAGCAAAAAGAAAGAGCTCGCTCTGCAAGGACAGATAAAGGAGTAGAGGGATGGAAGGAAACTGCTGACACACTTACTTTTTCTATAGAAAAAAATGAATTTATTGGATATGATGAACTTGAAACATCGGCTCAAATTAAAGATATCATATATGATAACCAGAAAATAGATATCTTATCAGAGGGGCAAGCAGGAGAACTGGTTTTTGAAAAAACTCCATTTTATGCAGAATCAGGTGGACAAGTAGCTGATAAAGGGGTTGTAAAAAGTGAAAATTTTGTGGCTGAAGTTAAGGATGTCCAAAAATCTCATAATGGACTATTTATCCATAGGGTAGAAGTTGTATCAGGAGAAGCTAAGCTTTCGGATAAATGTGAATTAGTAGTCGATGAAAAGCTAAGAAAATCTACTCAAAGAAACCACACTTGTACTCATCTTTTGCATAAAGCTTTAAGGGCGGTATTAGGGGCTCACATACATCAAGCAGGTTCTTTGGTATCTGATACTAGATTAAGATTCGATTTTACTCATTTTGAACCTATTACTTCTGAGCAATTAAGTCAAATTGAAAATATGGTGAATGAAGCTATATTTAAAGCTTATCCAGTTAAAGTAGAGGTAATGAATATAGAAGAAGCAAAGAAATCTGGTGCTATGGCTTTATTTGATGAGAAGTATGAAGATAATGTAAGAGTTGTTTCTGTAGGAGAATTTTCTACTGAGCTTTGCGGAGGAACGCATGTGAGCAATTCTTCTGATATCGGTATGTTTAAAATTCTTTCTGAATCTGGAATTGCTTCTGGAGTAAGAAGAATTGAAGCAATTACAGGAAGTAATGTATATCAATATTTATTGGAAAAAGAAGCAGTTCTTGATGAGATAAAATCTTTAGTAAAATCAAATGAAGACAACCTAGTAATTAAACTATCTCAAACTATTGAAGATTATAAGACAGCTCAAAAAGAACTTTCAAAGCTAAAATCAGAAATTGCAAAGAATCAGATTAATGAAATTTTAGAGGGAGCTAAAGATATTGAGGGTATTAAATATGTATATAGCTCATTTGAAGATTTAGATGATGAAACACTTAGAAATGCAGCAGAAAATGTAATTGATAAAATAGAAAATTCTGTTGTACTACTAAGCAGTTATTTTGAAAATAAAATTTCTTTTGTTTGTATGGTATCAAAAGGTGCACTTCAAAAAGGTGTTCATGCTGGAAAATTCATAAAAGAAGTATCTTCACTAACAGGCGGCGGTGGTGGTGGAAAACCTAACATGGCTCAAGCTGGTGGTAAAGATATCTCGAAATTGAGCGAGGCTATGAGGCAATCTGAGACGATACTAAAAACTTTTATAAATTCTTAATTAAATAGATTTTAGAATATAAAGGAGCCTTTATGGCTCCTTTATACTTGATTTAATTTGTTTTATATAATATCATATCTAACATAGATAGTTGTAGAGGAGGAGAAATAATGAACGATAACATGGATTTTACTATGAAGTTTGAGCATAAAAAAGACGAAGAGAAAATGGACGAAAAGGAAGTAGCCTAGATTCTACGTGCAATCTACTCATATAACCCTTTAAGCAAGTATTTATAATCGTTAAGCCAAAACCATTCTTTCACCCAATGGGTGAAAGAAAATTGCAGCAAATTAACATCTATTTGTATGTT